GTATCCTCGCGGATGCAGATCACGCGCGAGGCACCAACCAGCACCTTTGATACCTTGGCATTGTCAGGGAAGGCCACCGCCGAAACCGTGGAGCCGTTGTATTGGTAGAGCCGCCCCTTGCCCGCCACGAACACCGCGCTGGCATAGCCGTCCATCGAGAAAGGCCCCGGACCATCGACCGGCCCCAAATATGTGTCCCCGTGAAGCTCCAGCCCTGAAAGCGCAAACAGCTTGCCGTCCAGAACACCGTCCTTGCGGAACAGCGCGCGGATCGGTGCAAGGCCGTAGCTCGTCACATCCTCAAGGCCGGGACGCGATTGCAGAATGACCTCCGCCTCGTCCACGGGCGAAGGCTCGGCAAACATGTTGACCAGCGGCAATTCAGGCAGATCGCCGCGCGTCCGCTTGAACGCACTGGTGCCGAACTGCATCCGGGGCATTAGTAGTAGACCCCTGCCGCACGATCTTCCGGCAACAGCGAAGCCTTGATCTGTTGCAGGCCGATCATGGCCCGCCGCGCCAGCGTAGGCGTTACCTCGCGGTCGAAGTCGTCGCACAGCGCCAGCGTCAGGTTGGCCTTGATGCCGAGAATGTATTCGTCCTGCACCGCCAGCGTATCGGTCAGCGCTACAGGCAGGGTCAGGCCCATGTCAGCGCCCGACGCCCGCCATTCGGCTAGCATGTCGTTCAGCGCTTCAAGGGCGAAATTGGTTTGGTCTGCATCGGGCGTCTCGGAAATGCCCACGATCTTGCGCAGCGCGGCGATGATCACATCGCGCGCAGTCTCCGTGGAAACCGTATCGCTGGATTGCACAACGGCTTCAGAGACGATGGTCATGGCAAACCCTCACGCACGAAAAGGGCGAGGCCGAAGCCCCGCCCAATCCATCATTCAACGACGTACATGATCCACAGGAAGATCGTGCCCGCCGCGCCGGTCGAAGCGTTGGCCGCAGCCACGCCCGTGATCAGCGTCTTGGAGGTGTACTTGAAGCCCGCGCCGGTCACAGCAGCCGCCGAAGATGCGGTGCCAGCCTGCCCCACGGTCGAAGCCGCGAAAATGCGGTCGGCGTCGCCAGCGTCACCGATGTTCAGGGTGAGCGTCGGGGATGCGTTGGTATCCATGTCCGTCGCTTCCAGCGTGGCGTGCAGAACGCGCGCACCGGCAGGAAGGTAGAAGAACTGGAGCGGGTCAGCGGTCGAAGGCGCTGCGGTGCAGGCAACTTCGGCGTAGGCCACAAGCACGTTGCCAGCAGGGCCACCTGCGGGAATGCCCGTCTTGAGCGTGACATTGGACGAAGAATAAGTCGGCATGGTCGTATCCTCTATGGAAAGCGGGGCGGGCCATCAGACCCGCCCGCTAGTCTCAGTTCTCAGCCGCGATTGCCGCCGAAACGGTTGCGGTGCCGGTGGTGGCGAAGAAGCCGGTCACGACGCCGTTGTCCTTCAGATCATCCGTGTCAGCGACGCCGCTGCCAAAGATGATCTTGCGCACGCCGTAGATGCCCTCGACCGCGACGCCGTACTTGTCGCCGTAGTCGAACTCTTCGGTCACAGTGCGCCAGCGCTTGGCATAGGCCACCGCAAGAGCCTGCGCGCCGCAGAGGTAGACCGGGGTCACTTCCGCCGTGCCGCCGTTGCCGAGGTTCTCGTAGATCGGGATGTTGTCCGTCTCCTTGACGATCACGCCGTTCCACATGATGTCGCCGCCTTCGAACAGCTTCGAGCCTTCCATCTGGACCACGGTCTGGGCCAGAACTTCGGTGTCGAGGCTGTCACGCAGGTTCTTGAAGGCGTGCGGGTTGGCGAACGCGACGTAGTAGCGCTTGCCGTTGCCGCCGTCGCGCATCGGGCGAATCTTCGGGTTGCAGGTCTTGGCCTTCAGGACCATCGCGTCGAGCGCTGCCGAGTTGAACAGGTCGTTGGTCGTGTCGAGCTGGGTCAGGTCAGCCGAAAGATCGGTGAACGAACCCACGCTGGCACCGAAAACCACGCGGTCGGCGTTGTCCACGAGCCATGCGTCACCGATTGCCGCAGTGCGGTCAATGAACGCCGTGCCGTTGAGCGAGCCGAGCGCGCCGATCAGCAGATCGCGGGTGTCTTCCATCGCCCAATCAAGCAGCGTGGCGCGAGCGGCCTGACGCAGCGAGATTGCCGAGCGCTGTTCCGACATTTCCGCCACGCGGACGGCGTTGCGGCGCTTGTCCACGTAAATGCGCATCGAGCGCGAGGCCATGTCTTCTTCGTTGCCTTCCAGCACCGCAGTGCCGGTCGTCGCGGAGTTGGCGAGGCGGTTCACGAGGGCAATCGTGATGCTGTCGCCGGACTTCTTGGTCAGGTCTTCCTTGACCTGAATGACCGAGTTTTCGCTCGTGCCCATGAGGGGCTTGAAACCGCCGTCATGCAGGTATTCGGTGAAGAACTTGTCTTCCCACTGCTGAACAACAAGGCCAGTGGCCGGGGTAGTGTCTGCCATGGTGAAAAATCCATCTATGGGATTGCCGCGTCATCTCGACGAGGAATCGGGTTTCGTTAGCCGAGCAGGTCCGAAAGCGGCTTAGGGCCAGCCCACGCGGGGCCAGACCGGCTGCCAACGTTGCGCTCGTTCGTAAGCGAAGGAGGAATGATCGATGCCGGGGCGCTGGGCTGCTGCATCTCTGCCGCCAGCTCTTCCCGGATCTTGGCTCTCAGCGTTGCGATGTCCGTCGCGCCAAGTTCTTCCATCGTCGCCGCGTTCTTGGCGATGGTGTAAGCCTTGTTCCACGGGTGCGGATCATCCAGCGCTTGCTGGCGCAGGGCAGGGTTCATTTCCGCCATCTGAAGGAACCGGGCCTTCATGTCTTCAAAGTCCGGGTTCGTCTGGCGAACCATCATTTCCGACATGTCCAGGCGGGCGTTGAACGTGGCCTGCTGGACTGCCTGCGAAACGATGTGACCGCCGTAAGCCTGTTCGTCTTCCCACACGGAAGGCGGCGGGGCGGGCGGGTTCTGCTGCGCCTCAATCTGTTTGCGCAGTGCTTCCAGTTCGCGCTCAAGCGTCTGGCGCTTCTCGCGTTCTTCCTTGACTGCCTTGAACGTGTCAGGAGGTAGCCTGTCGGCGGTCGGCGGCACCGTTTCCGCAACCTGTTCCGGCTGCGGCGTTTCCACGCCCGTTTCCTTGGGTGCAAATCGCCCGGTGTCGTCACGCGGCTGCGCAATGGTCACATGGCCATTGTCGCTGGCCACCGCTTCAACGGTGTCTGCGGTGTCTTCGTCGTTCAGGAGATCGTCAAGGCTCTTTTCCATGGTTGCACTCACAACGCCCATAAGGTCGGCGGCACCTTACGCCCGGTCCCCGGCGGCGGGTTCTTCGTCATCGCGACGATGAAACTTCAATCTGCCAATTGCTCAATCGGTATGCGGATCGCGCTTATCGTGCCGTCGAACTCCCGCAGGAGGACAGCAATCGCGCGCCCGTTTTCGATCACTTCCGCAGCCTCAAAGCGGGGCCACGGCTCTTGCTTCAAGCAGCCAGCCCGGCGCTGTAACCAGACAGCATCGCGTCGGCTTCCATCTTGCCAGCCTGCGCCATGTTCTTGGCCGTCTCGCTCTGGGTCTTCTCGACCTCAGCCTTTGCACCTGCCATCTGCACTTCTTGCATCATGGCCTGTTCCGGCGCGGGCGGCTGTTCCATTGCCTTGATGACTTCATCCTTGTCGCGGAAGGCGCTGTTCTTGAACAAGGCTTTCCACAGCACCGGCTGAAGCTGCGGCGGCGCTCCTGGCAGCATCTTGGCCACCACTTCGAACTGTTCCGCCTGAATGGTCGGGGTATCGACGCCTTCATCCATCACGATGTCAACGTCCGTCTCGGCAACGCTGTTCTCAGTGCCCACAACCATTTGCGAGCGCGGGTCTTGTGCGAACGCCCGAAGCTCCTGCACGATGGCCGCCGCTTGTTCGTCGCCAGCCTGCGCGGCCTGTTCGATCTGCGGAAGCTGTTCCTTGGTTACGCCCATCTGCTGGGCCATCGCCTGCAACATCGTCACGGGCCGGTTGAAGCCCACAAACCGCACGTTGCTCTCGTTGTCCGTCACGCGAATCCAGCGCTGTTCCTTCCAGTGCTGTTTGATCCGGTTCCACACTGCCCGGTAAACCGACAGCGACAGGCGGCGGACGCAGTCCAGAAAGTCCGCTGCCTCCGTCATGCCGCCCATCTGCTGCAACGCGATGGCCTTGCCAGATTGCGCGCCTACATCCTTGCCAGCCATGGCGCTGTTCGCCCCGGTGCGTTGGATATGCTCCCGCGCGTCCAGAAGCAGGTTCAGGTTGCCCTGCGCCATATCGAAGGTCTGAAGAACCTCCACATCGCCTTGCTCGCCCATGAAAATGCCATCGGGTCGGGCCAGCTCCTTGCGCACCGCATCAGGCGAAAGGCCCGTTGCAGGCGACACGCGAACCTGCCGCGTGTTCACGATATGCAGAGCCTTCGACCGGCGCTTGTTGATCTCATCCTGCGGCGAAAGCATCGCCTTCACTTCGCCGTAGCGGTTGTTGTCGCGGTCCACGTACAGGCTGATGGCGTGGATCGGGCACTCAGGCTGGCCCATCTCGTCCAGATAGGGCGAAGGCTGCGGCGGCACCACGAACCCGCCCTTCGTGAAGATCGCGTAATGCCAGACGCCACCCTTGCGCCAGTAATGCTCGCACAGCCGAACCCGCTGGCGCTTGTAATCCGCCCATAGGTTCCACTTGGGCCGGTCGTCATACGTGTTCGCGTCCGCTGCGCCCTTCCAC